AGTTTTTTTTCCCAATAAAACTCGTGTTGGATATTTACACCTTTTATTTTAAAAACAACCCTCTTTGAATGTAAAAAGGAGTACATTTTGGTAGAATATGTGTGGCCTGGTAAATCGATCAAATACTTGTATTGTTTCATATCAATAAACGAAATCATGTTTGGATCGGTTTTGGAATATTTCGGTGTAGATATATAGTCTAAAATGTCTGAATATTGTTTGCAATAATTTGTGTATTTCAGGCGATATTTTTTTGTATTTCCACATAAAAATCCAAAGGAACCGATTTTTTTATTGCTGGGTTGTTTGTTATCTTGGATCAAATTCGAGATTAATCCACAATGAATATTTCTAAAATCCTCTAGACAAACAAAACAGTTTTTAAACAATATTTTTCCGTCTATGAATTTACGGGATTTTGATTTCGTCAATAAATCAAACATGAATTTGTATTGTTCTGCTAATGTGATTTTATATGGGTCTCCATTTTTTACATATATTTCAAAGGATTTTTTGTTGGTTTCTATTTTATATATTCCACCTGGATATTCGGTTTGAATAACCAACATTTACATATATGAATACATGTTAATCTGGCGTGTTTTGCAAAATGTCCATATCGAAATTGGATTGAATAAATGTTTCTAAATAGTTTTCTTTGAAAATTTCGCGTTTTCCTTCATGTTTTTTGGTGAAAATGTATTCTGCATCTTTCTTTTTCAATGTCCAACCCTTTTCTAAAGCGTTTGTTATAAATACCATGATTTTAAATTGTTTTGATGGGACTTGGACGGTTTCTGGTATTTCTACATGAACTTCGGACATGTTGAATAGAAATTTTTTATATATTCAATATGATACTATTTAATTGCGATTTTTACGGGTCTTTTTTCTTGGGTTGTTTGTTCTGTTTTCGTTTTTGTTTTCATTCTTTTTGTATGATTCTTTCGCACCTTTGGTTTTTTCAATGTACTACCTCCTCTTTTTAAAATAAGAAAAACAATTCTCGCACAACAAACATAAACATTGACCATGGTTTTTTATCATATATTGTAAAAATCATGGCTCTTTCATCAAAAAAAGTCCAATCCAAACAAATGACTTCCCTGGATGAAAAACATACGGAAATGTTAGATTTATTCAACGAAAATGAAACCGAAACTATTCCCCAATTACAAACAGAAATTGAAGAATTGAAAACGCAAATAAAATCTCTCCATAAAAACCAAATTGAATTGAAATTAGATATGAAGGACCAAATCAAAGAAAAGCGTGCGGTTATTAAGCGTCTAAAAGAACAAAAAAACAAATATCTCTTGGACAATTCCCAATACATTTTTGATTATTTTGAGCAAAAGAAGCAAATATCGTCGGGGGAACCTGCACAAAACGTGACTGTATTGAATTCATTTTTCAAAGTGAAATCAACCAATCCCGAAAGGCAAGATGTAGATAAATATAGCCAGTCCAAGAAGATGTATATCGAATATTGGCGAAATGTGAATCGCGAATTCACCAACCCACAAGATTATTTGCTTACATCCGATGTATGTGATGTGTGCGAGAAGGGTGAAATGGTAGCACAAGATGAAGAAGGTATTTTAATATGCAACAATAGTCAATGTAGCCGATTTATCACATATATTGTGGATAGTTCTAAACCAAATAACAAGGATCCACCCAATGAAGTATCTTACACTGCCTATATTCGTCTCAACCATTTTAAAGAAATATTGTCGCAGTTCCAAGCCAAAGAAACGACACAAATTCCAGAAGAAGTTATTGAGCAAATCAAGGCGCGCATTAAGAAAGAACGCATTACCGATATGAAACAAATAAATTACGACAAAATGCGCGAGATTTTGCGGAAATTGGGTCTCAACAAATATTTTGAACATATTCAATATATTAATTCTCTTTTTGGCGTAAAACCACCCATTATGAATGAGGAATTGCATGAAACATTATGTGTACTATTTATTGAAATTCAAAAGCCATGGGCTGTACATTGTCCGGCAAATAGAACGAATTTTTTCAATTATACTTATACACTGTACCAATTATGCACACTCTTGGACCAGACACAATATTTACCGTATATTCCCATGATGAAAGATAGAGAAAAACAATTAGAACAAGACATGATATGGAAGAAAGTATGCGGAGACTTGGATTGGGAATTTTTCCCGACCGTATAAAACTATAATATTCCAAACATTAAATGGTTATCGGGTTGTTTAATAGATAACATATTTTATTTATAATGATTATTCGTGTAAATAAAATAGAACATCATAATTGACCAAAATATACATGGGACGTAAGACTCCTCCCTTACAAATTATACAAAATATGTAAAATAAAATTGATAGGTTTAATGTACATTGGTCAAAGTAAATATTTACAGATTGATATAATATATAATGGAATTGGCTACAACTGTTACAAAGATCAAGGGATTACATAGAGACATTGGTCGAGTCCTTACTAAAATGTTGTGTTATGATACACGCTCAATGAAGTACATACGTTTTAAATCGGAACAAAAAAAGGATATTGTAAAGAGTATTGCGGATTCGAATTATGAATTCGATGATAGTAAAATGATATTTTGTAATGAAAGTGAATTGATCAAAATGGATATTGATATGTGTGAAACTTGCGGAAATTATAATTTATCTACTACATTTGGATTTAATAGCCCACAAAACATTGTTTGTTCCTGTCCAAATCGTATTACGGAAGAGGATTGGATGGAATTGATGGATCATCTTGCACAAATATATTCTTAATAACAAGGGTTGAATTATAATGCTAGTCGTTCTGACTATCATTATACGTAAAATATTTATAGCATATGCCTTTTTTATTCTATATAAATTCCCCCATTTATATGTAATTTGATTACATACCACCTGGGAAACCGACTAAATTAGCACCAATACCGAAACCGGCACCACCACGTGCAGAAGAAGCCATAGTAGGAACAAAGACGTCAAGGACGCTAAAAGTAGCAGCGGCGGTCAAAGCAATGATGATCACCTCCTCTAACTTAAGAGACTGTTTAGGGATGGCGTAAGCAGCAATGGCTACCATAAGACCTTCGATTAAATACTTAATAGCACGCTTTACAAGTTCGCTGAAATCAAACATTCTGTAATTTCTTGATTATAATATACAACGCGAAAAAAAAGTAAATTTGGTAGAGTGAAACATAGATTATATAAAAAAATACTTAAACATTCTCACATAATAATCGTATATTAGTTTGCTAAATGTCGTCTGTCGAACGTAAAACTCTGGCTGATGGGAGCAAAAACCCTAAATATGTTGATGTCCTAGACGAGGATGCTTCTGTCGCGGGACAAAAATTTTCATGCATGTCTTTTTTATCACCGGATAAGATTTTGGAGAAACGTGAATTGTATTTATTTGATCAGTTTGTACAACAATGGGATTTTACTAAATCTATGACTAAATTTACCGATTTCATTCATTTCATTTCTTATAAATACAATTTAAAAGTGGATGACGCAATTTCCGATTATAATGATTTTTGTAAGGAAGAGGAAGAACGCCTAAAGGCTTCTTCTGTAACGGACGATTTCCAGAATTTTATTGATAAAAACGAGGAACGTTTGAATGAGCGATTTCAGAGCGAACATGGTTTCCAAACATCAGTGCGTGGTTTAAAAACACGTGGTAACTTTGCTACACAAGAAGAAGCCGAAATGCACTGTAAGAAGTTGCGTGAGAAGGATCCAAACCATGATATTTTCGTAGCACCTGTAGGTGTATGGCTTCCATGGGATCCTAATGCATACAAGACTGGTCGTGTTGAATTTATGGAGGAAGAGTTAAATCAATTATATCAAGAGAAATTGAAGAATGAGGCCAAGGCTAAGGATGAATTCGATAAACGTATAAAGGAGACAAAACAAAAGGCGATTGAGGATAATATCAAGAAGGCTGAGGAATCCGGAAATGTTCTGACTCAATCCTTGAATGAAGAAGGTGAATTGGTGGGCGTCCGCGATACAATTGATTTTGAAAGCCGTGAAGTTGCGGATGAAGCAGGTAAGGAAGAGCACGAGAAAAATGTGTTGGAAAACGCACAATCAAGTGGGTCTGTTGATATTCGTACTGAATTTTTACAGTCAGAATAGGGAAATCAGGTTCCCTCTATGATCCCCCTTCCTTTTAGTGGAAAATACCCACCATATAGTTTAACCTAAATGATATAATAAAAAATATAGTTTTTTATTATAATTTCTATAGTCACTTGAATGACTATTTTATGCAACTAAATAATTGTTTATAGTTCTTCGATATCCAAAGAAATCTCGGGTTCCGAAAAAGAGGTATTTGATGATGAATTTGAAGGTTCTAAATCTAATACATCAAATCCAGCCAAATCTACACTGTCTGTGTGTATTTGAATACGATCATCGTCATCGTCTTCTTCCATTTGACGTTCTAATGCACGAGACACACTAATTTCTTCTAAACGTTCTAATGTTTTGGGTGCTTCGACAATTTCCTCCTTATCTTCTCCATTTAATACTGCATCCATATCGTTAAACGACAATTTAGTCACTACACTTTCTTCATCTATATTTTTGATTGACGGTACAACAGCAACCTCTTCTTTTTCTTCTGATTCAACCTGTTTATTCATAATCTCATGTTCGGGTTCCGAATCCACATCTTCTGCAACCATTTCCGGTTCTTTTACACTCTCAATAAAAACCTGCTCTTCTTGTTCCTCACTTTCATCCATATAAGCGCGAATAATAGCTTCCGTTGGGATACTTTCGCGAATAGTCGTTAAAATACACTCTTGGATAATTTGTTCCAATTCACGTGCATTCTTTTGAGTATGTAAAGGCGTCACATTCTTCTCAAATAAATACACATTCATGTATATTTTACGAGCAACGTGGATATATACTTTATGAATAAAGCTATCCAATTTAGGTATGGATATATCAATCTTCTTTTGCTTATTGCCTACACGAATGCAGGTAAGTACCTTGAGTTGAATAATATGAACACATGTAATCAAATCTTCTAAATAATTACATCCAGAACGTTCGATAATTCTCTTGCGTTCTTCTTCTACAATATTATTATTCCATTTGGGAACACGAGATAATAAGTTTTGAAAAGTCATTAAATATTTACCCATTTCGTCTGTATCTACACACATTTTCCATGCTTCGTTGAAAATAGAGCGGATACCTTCTTCAACTAAAGGACTGAATATACTTACCAAACGGCTACACCATTCGTTGCGAGCTTCATGTAAATTGGAAATAACGAAATCGTCCATTTTTACATAGTATGGATATTTGGATATGACTATTTCACCGAATCATCTTGATTCATAAAAAATTGATAGTATGTATTCGATTCTATAGTTATACATTATAAACACTCTGGTTATGGAAAGTATTATCTTTGTTATAGGAGGAATCTGTGTTTTTAGTATAGGATGCATATTGTGTATGGAATGTTGCACGGATGGAGAATCCATTGAAAGTGCTAATATAATAGAAACGGTGCAAACGCTACATACAACACAAACACCTTTACCAAATGCTTCATCACAACCGAAACAAATTAACCTCACCTTAATTAATCCAGATAATTTGAACCCATAAAATTGAAGAGTCTTTTCATTTATATTATGAACTTCATCCAAAAATCAAATATGACTACATATTGTTCTCTACTTCATGCAGAATATTCTCCCATGCAAAAGCATCTCGTTTATTATGCGGACCAAGGAATGGGATATCTATTAAGTGTTGCTGGTGGGGGAAGCAACTGGACAGTCAAAGACTCTGTCCGTGAATCTGCTGCGGCATTGCTATTGCAAAGATTGATTTCAACTACATACACCATGCCGAAATTGGATGAAACCGAACAGATTGCGGCCAATAATTTAGTTGCAAAGGTATTGCTTCATATGAAATATAAACAACACCGCAAAAGAGTGTAATGCTCTTCAATGCGTTATAAAAAACGACAAAAAATCATTATAAACATATATTTAGGCGTTATGGAACAAGTATTTGTTGTAGCAATTCTTATTACCTCCCTTTTTTGTTTGACGAAGTTTATTGAAGTTCGTTATTTGAAAGAAGATACAAAACCTTTGAAGGAAACAGTTCGCGATGGTTTGGTTGTTATGGTTTGTTCTATTGTAGGCACGTTTATTTATTTTCAATGTAGTGGAACCATTTCTGATTTTTTCAATGTGGTAACTGAAACAAAAGTACTAAATCCTGCGACTACCCAAGTTTTTACTGATAGTCCGGCATTTTAGATAATTCATCTTTACATTTTTGGTCTGCATTACATAATATTTCAAAGTTCGTTTTAATTGTTTTAAATTGACTTTCTAATTGAATCCTTACAATTACGTTATCCACACGTTGATTTAGGATTTGGGAATGTAACTCATGTAATTGATTCAAAATACCCGGTATAGCATTTTGTAGTACCTTACGGGTATTAGTAGTTAATATACGAACAGAATACACAGACTTACTCCATTCAAGTGCAGAATTTTCTTCTATTTTTTTCGTAAAATATCCTATAATT